GTGAAGTTATAAAGTTCGTCAGCTCGCGCTTTATCAAAGACCATTCCGCGCAGTTGCATGTAGTTGATCGCGGGGAGGAGTGACATGTTGAACTTAAAATGTTCAAGAGCGTTTCCGGACATTGCCGTAAGATGCCGTTCTGCGATTTCGTAGGTAACGCAGGAGTCGGTGCAACAGTAGGTCCAGTGGGTGACAGTGTCGTCGACTTTTCGTTGGAACTTGTAGTAAGGTTCACGAGTCCAGATGGTAGTTTGAGTACCTAGTCCCTTGGGTAACTCTGAGTATATTTCCCATCCTGAAACCATCGTATCCATAATAATGTTGGCAAGGTGGATGTGATATCGGTACGCGAGAACAAAGTAGTCATAAATACAGTTTTGTAAGATTTTAGGCAGATCATCACGAGCCATCGTGATACGAAGTTGTTCGATTACTAGTGCGTCCTCGGCGGGTGTGAACACTCCAAAAGGAATAATAAAAGCGTGATGAGGATCAGTTGCAATGGAAAGACATGAGATCCATGAGACATATCCTTCAATGTCCAAGGCAATAGGAATCCCAGCAGGCAGATTACGCAGACGATCAATAATCTGATAAGCGGAAAGATGGAGTTCATAGTGACGCTCGGGGAGGTTAAGTTCAGGAAAGGTTGACTCTTCGGCAGCGCGAGATAAATCGAAACGGAGCAAAGGCATCCATTCATACATGCGGAGTACATTCTCCATGTCGTATGTTGGAATGCACTTGAAACCCACGCAAGGCGATCCGATGGTGTTTGAACGGAAGAGTGATCCGTGCCAGTTAGAGACAGACTCACCGCGTTTGCCAGACATCCAAAGCGGAACGTCGCCTGCGAGGACGATGATGTTCGGTTTGAAAAGCTGCAAATCTTGCTTGAGCTGATCGCACGAATCGACGACTTCCGGATCACTCCATGGAAAGAGAGTGGCGTCTTTCATCTTCACCTTGCCGTTGTACTTGCGTTGTACGCAAGAGACGTTCGCATACATCACGGACATTGGTGAGATGCCAGCGGAAGAAAGAACGTTCCGCATGATCTGTCCAGACGTTCCGACGAACGGACGAGATTCAGCGAGTTCTTGTTCGTTTGGACAGTCTCCAATCACTGCCACGCGCATAGGCGAGTCGATGCCGGGAAACTCGGTTTGAACTCTACGCCGATCCTTTGGGACGGTGGAGATTGCGTTGAGATCAAAGAGTGCTGGAGTCAGTTGGGACATCGTTGAGAGAGAAGTTAAAGTGTTTTTTGAGGAGTTGTTTAACACCAGCATGTGACTTGTACTTCGACGTAGGATTACTCCACGTGCGACGATAGTCACCAGCGTCTCGCGCCTTATAATATTCATCGAGACGTCTGTATATCCGCTTGCATTTACGCAGGCGACGTTGGGATAATCCTGTTGGTGTGGTTTCGTTTTGCATAAAGTTACTTACAGAAGTGTGTTTCAAAAGCATGTTTAACCTCATTCGGAAGTTCGTTCCAAGTGAGTTCGATACACTGTGTTTCCATCATTGGATAAATGCGAATACTAATCACCTCTACCGCTTCGGTGTAAAAGAAGCGATATAGATCTCCATCGAACGGGAGAGTGAAAGTTTTAACGCGTTTTTCCATTGATTTCGTTGATGAGTTTGGAAAGGTTTAGCATTCCTTTATTGAAGTGATCGACGTCTATCTCGATACCCATCGGAATCATGCGCATGTTGATGACAGTGCGAAGACAAGACGCCTGACCTGCGTACGGGTCGAGGATCGTTTGTCCTTCACGCGCAATCGCTTCAAGCAGATATCTCCACACAGCCATTGGTTTTGCGAAGGGGTTGTCATAGAGCTTGCGCTCGGCACTTCCGTCGGCGTCGATGAATGAGGAGTTCTGTGGGCAGCATAGGAAAGACGACGATGACTTGCGCAACAGCATCGCAAATTCCATGTTTTTTGTGGTGTTATATCTCGGAGCGTTATTCAAGCACGGATGAAGTTTCCTCCAGATCACTGGCCACCGCTGAGCTTTATAGCCAATCTTAAGTGCGAGGGCTTGCAGTTTTTCGTGGTGCGAGATATCATACCAGAATGCGCAATAGCCTGAGGGCTTGAGCAAACGAAAAACTTCGGTCAAAAACGGTTCAAACATAGAGATGTTCTGATCGACCTGATGTGTGTCGATCACGGTGTCGATGTTTTTCAATCCTGTCATCTGTTCAAGGTCAATTCCATACGGCGGATCGGTTACAACGTGATCAATACATTCATCAGGCATCGAGCGCATGACGTCTAAGCAATCGCCGAGACGGAAGAGCGCGGAGAGATTAAAATCTAGTTTGCCTGACAACTCAGGCTGCTCAATGATCCCAGCCTTAGCTTTCACGTCAACATCATTCAGATCAAAGATCGAATCCACGTCATCTGCCTGTGTGATAAACCCCATACGCGTGACAGACCTCGCAGCAGTTTCGTTAAGATCTTTCGAAAGCATCGCAGTGACGAGATCGTCCTTCTTTTTTAGAAGCACTTCATATGCTGCAAAAAGACTACTTGCTGCGAGAACATCATCATCGCCTTTGAGGATATATTCCGCAACCTGCGTGGCGTGAGAGACATGCGCATTACTCACACCAAGTAACGATCCCGTCTCACTCGTTCCCCACGAGATCATATCTTTCGACGCAGCAGCAACTTTCAATCTATGCGTCCGTGCAATTAATACACACTTCTCTTGCCACCGCATTTCCTTGCGATGTAAATTTTCCATGAGTTCTAACTCTCTCACCTCATGCTCGGGCATTTCCTCGCGAATGTTCACCGGAAACTCCTCAAGTCCAATCAACTTCATCGCCTGCATTCTCCGCTCTCCACCCACCAACCGATACGGCTTGGTGCCTCCGGACAATTTACTAACCAGCGGCGGATGAATCAGACCATTTTTCAATATCCCATTCGCCAGCTCCTCCAAGTTTCCAAAATCCGCTCTTGCGCGTCCGCTCATTTCAATATCATCCCACGCGACAAGTATCGCATTCTCCGGATACCGGATCGCTCCGACTTGTGCCCACGTTTCGACTGCCGCTGTTTCAATATCTTGGTTATTCATAATAGCTTAAATTTTTCACCGAAAAATGGCGAGGCCGTTTCCGACCCCGCCTCTAACTAACGGCAGCGTTACGCTGTCAATGTTTCCAGCTTCGCAATCTCATTCTGCGCGCCGAACTCGCCATCATCCGCACGAACCTTCAGTTTCGCCATCACGCGCTGACCGACATAGTTGAACGGATTGAACGGAGGACGCTCGCCTTGTTTGGTCCCTTCGACTGCATCTTGCAGAAACGCCAAGTCGCGCTTGAAGTCCGGTGCCTTGTCGTTGTCCGACTGTTGCAACGGATAGTACTTCGTCACGATATAACCCGCGTTGATTTGTTTCGTCCCCGTCACATCCATCGCTTCCGCCGTAGTCTCAAACGTCACGACAAGGTTTTTCTTGTCGGCGTCCTTCTTACTCGGCTGCACTTTCACGTCCTTAATATTCAGGACATACAACGCTTCCGGCAACACCGGGCGACTGGTATCAACCTGTGAAAGGTCGAGTCCAAGGCCTAGGGGATCACCGCCGTTAATTCCAGTATCTTCTGACATATATGTTTTGTTTTCGTTTGTTCGTTGTTTGGTCGTGTTATATCACGTTTTCTTTTGCAGGACGTCTCGTTAATACGCTTAACGAAACATCGGAAAGGGGAGGTTAGGTGAGGTTAGGTGAGGTTAGGTTCGGGAATTTCGAGTGGTTCGACGGAGATGATGTTGTCGTCGTCGAATTCTGTTTGAAGAACTGCTATGATGTCGAGGATGGTGTCGCTGGATGATTCATCGTCGGCGAGGTTTAGGGTGATTTTGAATGCACGTTGGATCATGGTGGTGGTTTAGTGTTGGGATTCGAGTTTTAGTGTTGGGATTCGAGTTTGGTAATGTGAGCGTCTAGTTGTTTGGCTGACGTGGGCTCACTTCCATGCCAGACAAAGCGATCGGTGACGAATTTGTAATAACCGCGGACCATTTGGCAGCGTTTATTGGGGCGAGAGTGATCGTATTCGAAGATTGTGGTGATGTGGATAATGGTGTCTGGTGAATGTTTGGCTGTACTAGCGTTGTGGAATGGACCACCATGAAATGTATGTAGCATAGGTTAGTGGAATTTCCTGATTTCAGCGACGACAGCTTCGAAGGTTGCCATACGCCCGAGGGCGGGGAAGCTAGATTTGATTCCGCGGTGGTCGTTGTCGCCGAGGGGGAGTGTACGGATGGGGAACTCGTGCTTCTGCGCCGCACCGATGCCAGTGACTACGCAACGGGTGTTCCAGCAGTCGGTGAAAAGGCTGGAGAGCGTGTTCTTCGCTTGGCCGGGAACGTTGAGAAATGTTTTGTATCTCGCATCAGTTTCGTCTTTGTCGATCGCGTTGTGTGCAATTACGACGAGAGTCTTGCCACAGGTGCGGAGTTTCGAGAAGAAGTTTTTCACCAACTTCGCAAACTTACCCCAGTCTTGAATGCGCATGGTCTTGAAGTCAGCTGCGTCTTTGGCTGAATCTGTGACAGCAGCAGTGCCAAATTCCTGACGTAATACTTCAGATAGTATGATATCTGATAGCGTTGTGAGGGAGTCAATGACGATCGTTTTGATTCGGGGATCGATAACAGCGACGTTGAGACACTTAACGCACCACAGAAAGCGATCAGCAGGATGAATGAGTTTCCCATCGTCGTCACGGATTGCAGAGTCATAGAAGAAGTCGCGAATTCTGGTTTGTTCGACAGGAGCGGCCATGTTTCCGTCGCAGTCGAGAAAGTATGGAGATGGAAAGTGCAACGCAAGGGTTGTCTTACGTGTTCCGGGATCGCCGACAATGATAATTGCACGGTCGGTAGGTTGAAGTTCATTGCCGTGTTTCATAAGTTTAAGTGTTTGTCCTCCTGTTCGGATTCGTGTTTTGCTTCGAGAGTGTCATCGCGTTCTTCGATATCTTTGATCGCTTGGTTGTCGCGATAGAGTTGGTAGTCGTAGTCGGGGTCGGGTTCGCGTTCGTTATCGCTTTCAGGAATAGGCTGTGCGGCGGAGAATTGATAAGCGGCGCAGGCTGGGCTATCTGCTGTGAAGCACAATACACACTTGAAAGCATATTTACAAGTGGTAGGAATAGGTTGATCGATGGCTGTGATGATACCTGTGACAACTTTGCCACGAGCATCGACTTCAACTTCGTCTCCGACTGCGCAGGGCTTGTCGAAAATGTAGGTGTACGAGTTTTGCGTGCCGGAAAGGCGGACGTTGACGAAGGAATGTGAGGGAGTTAAGTCTCGATGGAATAGTGTTTTCATAGTTTCGGTTTGGTTTGGAGAGAGGTGAGAAGGTGCCAACACGTTCAAATTGGCAACAAGGAAAAATCTTGTTCAGCATAGTGTCCGTTAATTGCTGTTCTAGGACAATCCCTAGCCTTCTCGTTAAATAGTATACTCATAACGACGGTATGCCAGCGTCGTGTTTCCTAGTGCGCTAACATTAGGGAGAGTTTTTAAGATGCGTCTGAATCGGACGCCAGATTTGCTTGAAGTCGAGGTTCAGTGTATTCCAATTCGATGGTACGCAGACTGCATCACCACCAGCCGTACGAAACGCTTCGACGTTTTTCGGATAATCGTCGATAAGTAATGCGCCGGGTTTGGCCATGAGATGTTTTGCAGAGCCGAACATACATTGTGGTGTGCGAATTTTAAAATGTGTTTGCAACCATGCTTTCTTTTCAACAATACAATGTGCTTTTGCAGACGGCGAAGTTGCAATGTAAATCGGAACTCTTAAGTCCTTAAGACAATCCATAAGCATGTGCGCCCAAGGGGTTACATGCATATCACGCCAGAAGTTTTCGTTGTCGATCACTGTCCAAAAAGCATTAAGTGACATCTCAAACGGCACTTCCATTGCAAATTCACCATAGTATTTAACATAGTTTCGATGACTAAGTTGTCGACCAGTGTATTCATTCAAGCGAAATAACGCGGCTGAGAAAAAATCGCTCAGCACGCCATCCATATCGAGCAAGATGTGTGTCAGTTTCATACTTAAAACGGTTCATTACTTTCGACCTCGCTTGTCTCGTTAAGCGGCTTAACAGGACTGTCCGGCTGGGGGATGTCATCTTTCTCGTTCTTCCATTTATAGAGGGTGATGTAGTGTTGCCATTCGGGGCGAAATGCTTTTTTAAGGCGTTCTTTATTGTCGGGGTCGGCGGAGATGAAGCAGGCGGCGAGGCGTTTGACGAAGCCTCCGCCGAGACGGAGCATTGTTTCGATCACTTGGTAGTCAGTTGGTTCCATGTTGGGGTGTGGTTGGTGTTGTTTGTAGAAAGAGTGCTGTCTAGCAGACTTTACCACCTGTCAGGGAGATTAGACGAGGAGGATAGGAATTTGTTTCCGCTTATTCCCCCAGCGATGGAAGATGCGAGCGTGTTCTTTGCGTTTTTTGTGGTCGTCTAACATCGCTTTATGTTCGGCGTAGAGATCGACTTTTTCGACTTTCAGTGTTTGTGTATTTTGCATAGAATTATTTGTCAAGCGGTGACCAAGTGACGTTGACATACTCCGAGCTTCCGAGGAATGCCTCGCGCATGTCGGGTGGGAGTGTGCAGACTTCGTGATATGGACATTTGCCATATTTGCCGAAACACCATTTTGTGTATTTTGGGAAGAAGCCCTGACAGAGATGGTGGACGAACTGTTCGATGCTTGCGATCACGTCAGCTTGCCATTCGTCCTGCATCCACTTTGACTGGAAGTAAGTCTGCCGTTTGAACTCTAACGCTTTTCCAGTCTTAGTAGGTTTTCGTTGGAGGATGGCGTTAACAATGGTACCGACGATATTACTTTCGGGCATAAGTTTCCGAAGTGCCCACGCATATCCGAGCATTTGTTGAGAGAGTAAGAAGTCTGCGAAAAACTGATCTCCACCGATGGAAGAGGTCTTGTGATCCACGACGAACACATTTTCATCGCCTTGTGTTGCGGCAATGTCAAGTCGTCCGGACCAAAGGATGTGGAGGTTTTGAATGTACATCTGCTCGGTGTCGGGCGAGTCGGTGAGTTGTGCATAAGTGTAGGGGAGAGTTTTGTCAAGGTTGATCGAGCCGACGTGTAAGGAGAATGCTTTTTCCACGAAAGGTGCGCTGTTGTATATTACAGGGCGGATATCGTCACGCTGGTAGTGTTGGACGTAATCGAGAAGAGTTTCGCATGCGCGTTGCGGCGTACGCCAC